AAAGGTTAAATCCGGATCATGGATTCCGAACACACGCTGTCCGGAAGACATTTCATATACATATTTAACAGCCATGACACACGGCGGCAACTGGAATGTTCTTGTATCTCTCCATTCCTGCGTAGAATAGTATCTTTTATCTAAAACATACCAGCCATCCTGAACGGCATCTCGATACTCACGATATAACCAAGATTTTTCAATGTTGATAATTCTTTCAATTTCGACGCTAGGCAATGAAAATGGAATTGCGCAGCTAGCAGTTATTTCATTATCAACTAATGCTATAAAATCGTTTAAAGTCATATTATTATTTTAATATTTTATTTTTGCAATTATTGCCATGCCACTTTTTGTAATTCATGTGATCAACATTTTTATTGCAATATTCACACGTTTTTCTCATTTTTTTATTTGTGTCTTTTATAATTTGTAATTCTTTTTCAGATTTAATTCTTCCTCTCATTTTTTTCTTTGAATCTTCTGTTCGTTTTGATCCATAGTTTGGATTATCTTTTCCATGTTTTCCATACATTGAATTCCCCTCGCCTAAAAAAGATTTACTCATGTTATTTTTATGTTCTTCGGAAAACTTAATGCCCTTGCGTGTTTTGCTCATTTTCTGTTTGGTTTTTTCAGAATGTTTTATTCCTTTTCTAGATAAACTCCACATTAGTTTTGTTTGTTCAGAATGTTTTTTTCCAAACATTCCATTTTTTTCACCGGCAGAATTAATTTTACTCTTATTGCTTATTTTAATTTTTGTTTCTTCAGAAATACAGTCTTTTACGTTATGGCCGCCTTTAGGACTTATATTATATCCGTTGGGCGCCAATGTATTATATTCATTTATGTATTTTTCTTGAGCATTGAATGCTTCTTGTTTAGAATTAAAAAATTCTAAAATTTCTTTTTTAAAATTTTCTTTACCATATTCTTTTAATGCTCGACGTAAGTACAGCCCACTTCCTAGATACGAATCTTTTTCTAATTTGTCGCAAGAGTGATCACCTATGTATTGCTTTCCTGTAATTAAATTTGTAGTAATATAGACAAAGTTATAATATTTTTCTTGTTTAGTCATTATTATCTTTTAAAATATTTTTATTATAGATGTCTCTTTTATATTCATTCTCAAAACCTTTGTCTCCGGTTTTATTCATACCTTTGATATATGTATAATCACGAATTTCTTCTACTTTTATAGCATCACTTGGTTTTGGTAATGGCATTTCCTTAACGATAACTGTCGTGTTTTCATCGACTTTCATATTTCTTCCTACAGTTGCAAACTTAATTAAAGAATTTGACACTTTACAATTTACAATTTCCTCATTATTAACTATGTAAGAATTTTCTACTTCATTGCCAGCATTAATGCTTGCTCCTTCAAGATATGATTCTTTTATTATATTTCGACTAATATATCGAGAATTATAAACTCTTGCTTTAACAACATTACATGAAACAAAATTGCAATTTTCCAAAACTCCAGTTACATCGCAAGAAACAAAGTCCATATTCTTTATTAGTGTTCCGCCGACTCTTCCTTTCTTTAATTGAAATCTTCCAACTTCAGTGTCATAGTTAAATTGGCCTTCACGTAATCCGCCATTGATAATCATTTCAAAAAGAGGAGTACGTATTTGATTCCAATAGGTTTTAAGAACTTGTTGTGAAGTTTGCAAATCTACATATACTTTTAAATTTTGAAATTCTTTTATAAAAGTATCAGGGTCCCAGTACGACATTTGTATTTTGTCAAAACTTTCTGTTAATCTCTTAATCTCGTATTTTTCAAAGTCTCCAAGTTCTTCTTCATTAATACTTTGATAGGTCTTAAGAATAAAATATTCAAGAACATCTTTAATTTGTTTTGGTTTAGATGCATAATCATCACCACCGATATAATTACATTCTAAAATTCCTCGAGTATACTCTTTAAAGTTAATGCCGTAGTATTCGGCAAATGATGTGTTTAATACATTCTGAACGTGATTCTCAATATCAGATTCATTTATATATGATGAACTTGGTGTTAACGATTTAATAGATAACGCATATGGTGACCCTTTTTGATTAGGAAATCTTTGATACACGAAATTCTCATCAAACTTTAAAATCAATCTCGCGGGATTCATCTGAGAAATACTCTGGAGTGTATCTAAGTGACGATGATTAAAAGATATAGAGGCCTTTAACCCTGTATCGTAAGATGTCGAGCAGTTTTCTGAAATCCAGCTAGTGACTTCGTCGATTATTGGAAGTATAGAATGATAATTTTGAGGAGCAATGCAAAATTCATATCTAGGACGAGCAGCTTCAAATTCTTTTATTAGTATGGCATTAGAATATGACGGATTATATGTTGCTTCATTTGTAAGAACAATATTTTTTCCAGTCAATTTTCCTAATGCGTCAACGATAAACGCAGACTCTTTGGTTGTGTAGAACTGAAAACGCAGCCCTACATCTGTAAAGTTCAAAACTTCAAGCACTGAATATGATCTGGGTTTTCGCATATTAGTCTACATCATAGTCTGGGTTTCGATTGTAAATGTCTTGGTCTAAATCAAAATTGTCATTGCCGTCAAAACTATCATCGCCTTCAAATGGTATGTCAATAGATTGTATTGAAATAGGTCTTCCAGCTACAAAAAATGATAGATCGTATGCGTTACCAAAATCTTCGATTTCAACCTCGATTTCTTCATTTCTATTATCGGCAAGAAATTTTAATGCAGCCATTCCATCGTCATCATTATCTTGTGCATGCTCATCATCAATTGACATAGCGTTTGTTGTCTGCCAATCATCTTCCCAGCCTTCGCCGGCATACCAATTAAATAATTCATCGACTGTCGTAGTTATAGGTTTAATAACATTACGTCTTTCATTTAAACTTTCTCTTACTAATTTTGCTTTCATAATTATAGAATTTATTTTATATATTCAAACAAAAAGGAGCTCAGAGGCTCCTTCGTTTTTTATTTCTTTTCAGGAAGTCGGAAGACTAATTTTTCATTTTCAAAGGCATCAAACATAACTCTAACAATGTCTCCTGCTACATAGTTATTTGCCATTATCTTATTCTTTTTGAACTCTTTAATAGGGACTAATCCTGTTAAATCTCCAATATTCACTATGACTCCAAAATTCATTACTGCTGCAACGTTTGCATCTATTATCTTATCTTTTGACTCAAGTATAAATGTCTGTATCTTTTTAAGTTTATCTTCAGGATTTTCTTTGGTAAGAATTATGCGATTATCTTTTGTTATTTCAGAAATATAAAATTCGATTGGATCGCCTGGACTAAATTTTCGTGCATTAAATGTCATCTTAGTATCATCGTCCATTTTCGATGTATGTAATAATCCTGTAAATAATTCGTTAAATTCCACAAATATTCCATACTTAGATGTACCAGTAATATTACCAGTATATTTTTTCATAAGATCTAACTCTTGCATCTTAGCTGGTAATATGTGCGCAAGATATTTTTTATGTGAAACAATGAATGAATTAAGTTCTTTAAGAAAATCTTCAATCATTACAGGAATTTCTTTTCCGACATAAGACTGAAAATCAATAATCTTATTTGGAGCAGCAAGAGAACCTGGCATAAATGCTTCAATTCCTTGAACCTCAACAAAAAATCCGCCTTTATTAGCTTCATTAATTTTTGCGATATAAGCTTTTGATGAATTAGTTATTTCTTTCATGAATTCATCTCTAACAGCGCTTAAATGGCCTTGCCATAATGAAATTTTAACGGACGGAGTTGATTCAACTATATACGCTGTTAAATTTTTAGATAAAAATTGTCTTTTGAAATTTGAATCTCTTAGATCATCTGTCAAATGTTTAGGATTACTGTATCCATACGCTTGAATAAATTTCTTTTCTCGGGATAGGTCTACTGTAGAAATCAAACCTCCTGATAATTCAACATCTATGAATTGATTATCAGGATTCAACATATCAGTAATTGGAACAAAATCTCCTTTTTTTAGATCTTTCTTAAGTAATTCAGAATCTTGGTTTGTAAAAATATCAAAAAGTTGTTGTGCATAAGGCTCTCGAGAGAAACATTTGTTGCCTTTCGAGTTACCATTGATTGCGCGGTTAGGAATTAATTTAGTACTTCCGTTATAACCATTTTCGTAAATTTCCCAATTGAAATTATTGGGTGTGTCGTGATTCATACTTATTTTAGTTTAAAAGGTGAATAAAAATATTTTTTATATCTTATATATTTTGAGAAAAAATATCATTTTGCACAGTAATGTCGGGAAAAGACGCAATATGAAAAGAATATATAAAATAAATAATAATCCCATGGATCTTAGAAACATATATTTATCAACGTTAATTGCCGAATGGCCAAGAATCTATAACTATAACAACCAAGTGTTAAAGAATTATTTGGATGTTATTTATGATGAAACATCAGGAATTGTTGTAGTTCCAGTGAATACCTCGGGAAAAGTTAAAGGAGCTACCGGCGAATTTGTCACTCTTATTGCTGATAATTTAATCGTACGCAATCAATATACAAATTTATATAATAATATAACAACTGCGGATTATCAATATTATACAACGTATATTGGCGCAGATGCTTCATATAGAGATGCTTCAATTACTTCGGGCGAGAGTAACAGTTTTAAGTATATTGATGTTAATATGCCTTATTATAAAATTAATAATACAGTAGATTACGCATTTAAAACATCAACATTATCGCAGGTTGTTGAAGTAATTTTTGATGTATCAACTGCTGACGCATTTATAATAAGACTAAATTCGACGCAATCTTTATCAATAACTGCTGCTAATGCTGCGATAAACAAGGGTATTCAACTAATATGCGTAGGCTTGCCGGGAATTAGTGCATCTGATAATACATGGGCAGTTAAACAAGGGTCGGGTTTTACAATAGTTTAATATGGCATATGTACGAAACAATCAAGGAAAAATCGCAAGTTTTTTAGGAAAACGTATAAGTTTTTATTTACCTGCTCCTCAAAATCTAATTTCACTCGATAATCTTGTCGGTTATTGGAAATTTGATGAAACATCTGGAACATTATATGATTCACACGGTAATCTGGACAGTGTTGAAGTAGGAGCTCAAACATCATATGCTCAGTCTGGAAAACTAGGAAATTCGTTAAGTTTTAATGGAACAACGAGTTCGTATGTTTTATTTCCAGATGTATCGGAATTACAATTTGAAACATCCGACGTAACCTTTGGATGTTGGTTTAAAACTTCAGTCATTGAACAACAGGGAATATTCGGCGGAGATAACGGCGGATTCGCGATGGATACATATGAAAATGGAATTCATGGGAGCATATTTTTAGGCAACACCTTACAACAAGCTTATAATTTTAATTCGCTATATTATTCGACAGTCGATTGGAATTTTGCAGTTATCGTCTTTGATTCAAGCGCTACAACAAATAACGCAATGCTTTATTTAAATGGCCAAACTCAAACAATTACGGCCAACTTTAACGGTACTGCTGGAGCAGCAACAAGAGCCATAGGGCTAGATTATATTTATGGTGTTCCATTTAACGGAAATATTGACGAAGTATTTATTTTTAAAGGAAGAAAATTAACAGTATCTGAATTAG